AGATTATGACCAATATCAATCTTTGGACTGCACTAGCAATCGCACTCGCAGCCCTCACCTTGTACTTCTTCCCCTTCCTGGTTGCATGGGTTCGCCATCACCGCCAAATCGCCGCCATCTTCTGGACCAAATTTTTCTTCGGTTGGACCGGAATCGGATGGTGCATCAGCTTTATCTGGGCGGTGATTCGGTGAACAACCAGTTCGAAGAAAGGTTCGTATGGCCAGCCTTAATTGTGTGCATAATAGCAGCCTGCCTTCTGATCCTGATGTTCCCATAAGGTACCTGCTATCAGGCGTACCGATTCCGCCAATCCTTCTCTTCAGTAGGGAAGCTGAGGATTCCAACCGCAAATTGGAGGCTTTAGGTGATAACGCAAGATGGATTCCTGTCGCTGATTAACCATGCCGCCGAACTGCTACAGATACCAGATCCCAAGGCGGCTTATCTATTTTTCAGACCGATGAGTCTATACGATGAAGTTTCAGAGCAATGGTATAGATTAGGTTGGTCTATATCAACACCTTCAACCCCGGAATCCAACTCTATGAGGTGATCACATGATTGGTAACGAAACGCCTTGCTCAAACAATGCGATTGGTCTCGTTCAATCCTTAGAAAATGGCAAAATTCGCCCACTATGTGAACAACACTACGTCGAAGAACAAGAAAATTTGCAACAATACAAAAGTGAAAAATTTCATAATAAAAGTGGAATTCCTTGTTGGTGGGGAAACAGAGAACCTCGCTAACCCAACAACTTCAACCCCGGAATCCGACTGATAGAAATACAGCGGCAGAAGGGTTTCTCCCCAGGATTGATGAACTCAATCTGACCCTTCTCATTCTTGATCGGGCAGCCGTCGCGCACCTTATATACGCGGCCGGTTGCCCGCTGGTGCTCCACCCGTGGATGCTTGCCTGCCCCACTATGCCGCCACTCGGCCTCTTCAATTCCCAACTCCAGCCGACGGGCGCGCTCAATGACGGCATTTGCCTTGTTGCTTTGATCCAGTGCGATAAATGCAGCTCGCCGGCGCGTCACCCCGCCGATACGCATGAGGTCGGCTACCATCACGTCCAACCCTTTACCCTGCGAGTAGGCGCGGGAAAATGCGCCCTGCACCTGACCCAGATATTGCTCGGGGATACTCTTGATGAGTCCGATGTTCTCGGCTAATGATGCGTTGAATGCATCGGTCACTGGCGCAGTCATTTGAAATTTGACTGTGAATCCGATGTCCCGAAGAGCCATCATCATCGCCGTATCCGTAGCGGCCCGTTGGCGCTTGAGATAGGCTTTGGCGATCTTTGGACCGGCCTTATCAAAGCGCTTCAACCATCGCTTACGAAGTTCATCGAAGCGCTTGATCATCTGCTGTGACGGCGTGGCATCCATCGCTACCGGGGGTGCTTCACGATACTGAGCCTGAAGCCAATAGATAATGCTCGCCGTCATATCGTCTATGACGGCGAGCATCTGTTTCTGATAACGCTGACGGAGGCCGGCGTTAGCTCGAATCGGTCTGAGCTTAGTGGCCAATGGCGAACCACGTCTGGTTGGTAACACCGTTGTTACGCAACGTTAATTGAGTAGTTGTGCAAATTACCCCGCCCGTAGGAACGATGAGCGTTTCTTGAGCTTGCGTTCCTGAGTCCTGGTATTGGCCAGTTTGAGCCCATAGACAACCATTCGGAAAGGTCAAAGGGAACGTCACAGTTTGAGGTCCGGTATCGAAATCCCCAGTCGTTCCCCATTCCAAAATCAACCCGTCCCCGAGAGTCTGAAAGCCGCTCGTTCCGGTAAACGCTGGACCAGCCACCGTAGCGGTCACGCGGCCTTGAGCATCTGTAGTAATGGACGTAGGGAGTAGCGTCGTCCCCGGAGTCCCTACGTTGGGCAGGGAAGCATTCGGAAGAGTGGTAGCATCCACGTACTGCGAACCGTTGCCCACCAGCAGATGATTGGCCGGGGCTGCTCCTGCGAACTCATAGCCCGTGACCGAGTTGATGAATCCGCTGGCGGTGACGTTGGCGAATATCCCATTGACTGCCCCCATCATCGCAACGCAGATGAACGCCGCAATCATTCCGATAGCAAACTGTCGTTTACGCATCACGCCCTACTTTCTCCAGGTACACCCGTTGGCCAACCTCGTCTATCATTTCCATCAGCAAGTTCCCGTCCCCACATTCGGCTAAGGCGATCAGTCCGCACAAAAATAGCGGGTTTGCTCCGTTGCGCATGGCATCTTCAATCTCTTCAGGCATCGTCATCTCCATCTCCCTCAGCATCATTATCACCTTCAGGGACTTCAGTGACATTCAATCCTTCGTAACCGCTGTCCGGGTTACGTGCGAGCTTTTCGCGCACCTCTTCCGGCGAGAGTACTTGCCGATCAAGGTAGGCAGCATCTCGGTCGGCATCCGTCTTGCGCAGTTCCGCCTCTTCCTTCGGCGTCATCTGATAGAGCGGTTCCCAATTGACTGTGATGTTGGGATCAATCTTGCCGTAGCGGATGAGCTGGATGATTTCCAGCACTCGCACCACGATCCAATTCCAATCGCGATATTGCAGCGAGCGCACCCAGTCGAAGAACGCCCTAATCTCACCTTCCGCCAGATTGCCGAAGCCGGTCGGAGAAATACCAAGCAAGATGACGGCGGGAATGTGACTGACGGAGCACATCTGCTCCTGGGATTGAGCCTGAAGAGCATCAAGGCCGCCCAGAGGCACATTCTGAATGACAAGCTCTTCGCGATCCTTATCCATCGCCCCAATGCCCTTGTTATTGCGGGTGAGCGTGAAGTAATCCAGTCGATCCCTTAGGCTTGCTCCATCGTCAGTTCCGTTAAGAACTTGCGACATGTCGGTCATCAGCATCAAAACGGAAAAATTGTTGATCAGATCGGAAACGCTTCCCACGGTTCGCAACCATCGGTCAACGTATGGTTCTGCGAGTTGACTCATGCTCATCCCGCCGAAATTGAAAGCGGGCTTGAGCATGTCGGTAACTGGGCGCGTTACGACGGTCAAGAGACGATCAGCATGGATGCGGCGGCCAAGCATGAACCATCCGACCGGCTTATAAAAATCATCTCGCGTAGGATCGTCGGCATTATAGACGCTCGGAGTCGTCCACATTGCCTCGACCGCCTTGACGCGGAAGTATTTGGTGATCTTCTCATCCTCACCGATACTTTCTTTCTTGATTGTCTTCGGGGTGAGGAGGAGTGGGGTATCGCGAATTTGGTCGGAACTTTGGCTGCGAATGTCGAGGAATATTTGAGCGCGCCCATAGAAGCTATCGTGATCGCACATCGTCGCGATGACTTCCTTTAGGCCGATGTCTTTCATATCCTGCTCAAGTTGACTGATGACCTCTTTGGTAGCGTCGTCGTCGGTATTTGTCGAACCCAACTTGAGCCATTCTCGGGTGAGATTGTTGCTCATCGCCTGCGCAAACATGCGATATTCAGCTCGCGTCGAAAGCATCGATAGGTAGGGGTAACCGGGGAATCCGACAAATTCGGTCCCACCCCAACCCTGACTAACAGAGTAGTTGTAGCCGTAGGAATCCATTGCTACCGGAGCTTGAGTGTCGGCAGGCACTACGCCTGCGGCCAGTACGGGAGCTTGGACTGGGTAGGCGTAGCTCTTCTCTGGTTTGGCGTCCATGCGAGCCTTTAGGACGGCGCGGCGCATTCCATCCTTCGGTTCCGGGTTGCGAGTCGGCATGACGATATTATGCCATGCCCCTCGTTGCTCTGGCGGGTCGCCGCGATCCTCCTTGGGTTAGAATGCCCATTATCTTACACTTCCGGCGGCGCGGGCCATTGCAGCTCCACTGATGGCTATTCGCCCGAAAAGCGGATACAACCGGCGCAGCGCCATAGTAAAACTATCCACCTGATCGTCATTTGCAACTGATCCTGGGCCGCTGAATCGCGTCACTTCGGCTAGCCATGTTCCCGGCAGATGTTGGCCGCCGGCAGATCCAATCCACTCTGCGACATCGGGATGCGGCAGCCACACGTTCATCGCTTCCCATACGCTGGTAACCGCATGAGCGCGGGCCGTCTTTGATCCATCGGGTTCGACGGGGATGAGACCGAACACCTTCATCTTCAGGAAGTCGATTACGGCCGGCCCGTTGGCTTTATCCTCGATCAGAACCTCGCGAGATATGAGTCCTCCCCATGTCCGGAGCACCTCAACCTGCCTGGCGGTCTCAGTGAATCCCATCTGCCCTCGGATCTGATGTAGAAGGTAGCAATAAGCACCCTTCTTACCCCACTTCTGGCCGACAACATAGTCCGATCCATCGGTATCCTTGAAAGTGCAATCCCATGAGTCGATGATGAGATCGAAGCTCTTCGGCAGCATTTTGGGCAGATAGAACTGAATGCCGGTAACTTTGAAGATGCTGCCACCAAGAGGATGGGGGCTCTGCTGATACACCGCAGAGAACCAAAACTCGGAAGTGGTAGCTTTTCTTTCCCTCAAAAGTTCTTCGCTCTTGAGATCGGGAACCAAAGCGCCTTTGGGGAGCTTCGGGTTGTATCCGGTCTCATTCGGATAGTTGAGAGCAGGGAAGCGCAACACCGTCAGACGATGACGGTGCTCAGGTTTGCTATACATCGCTTCGATTCGAGCAGGCAAATCGTCTTCAGCCCATGAAGTGGCCATAACGATCTCACCGCTATATTCACTAAGACGAGCCATGAACTCTGCTTGATACCAATTCCAATGACTTTCTTTAGTTACCTCACTTAGTGCCTCTTTCTGACCCTTTGTAGGATCGTCAATAATCCCGATATTGATAGTTTTACCGGCAATACCTGCTGTAATGCCAGTACTGAAATAGCTTCCGTTTCCATAAGGAGAATTAAAGAAATTGATGGTTGATCGATCAAATTTATCTTTAGGTTTAATATTCGGAAAGAGACGTTTATGTTTCGTGCTCGTTAAATTGCGTCGAACCCATTGAGCCATTCCGTTAGCTAAGTCCGAATCATAAGATGCCGTGCCGATAAGCCATTCGGGACAGGTAGACATCAAGAACGCTGGCAACTTACGGCTCACCATCTCTGACTTACCGTGCTGCGGAGGAGCTTTGAGAATCAACACTGGGCGTATACCAGCATTCACATCGTTGATGAATTTAGTGATCGCTCGGCACACCGCTTCACTGAAAGCACTTGTCTTGAAATGAGGGGACGTATAGGTGATGTAATCGTGCAGATGTAGCCGCGCTCGCCGGCGGTGCTGCAATTCTTTGAGCAACTCTGAGCGCGCGATCATATTGACACTATACGCAACTCAGCCCCGGCGCTGTCGGCAAGGACGATGCAAACCGGGGCTGGTGCTCAACGTCTCGGAGGAAACGTTGGACTCAGAATACTACTTGGTCGCCTGCTTTGCAATGGCCCAGACATCTTCCGTCAATCGCTTCAAAGCGCCCGTATCCAACGCATGGCGATGCAAGGTCTCTGCAAAAATCTTGGCCGCAGTATAAATGGCGGTGCGATCCGATTCAGCCTTTTCATTTAGATCGAACAATGCGTTGATAAAATCCTGATCCATTTCAAACCCCTCCATTTTCCGATAGTAACATCGTCGCTATTTGGTCGTCACTCAGGTCTTCGGCCGTGAAGTTGACCGTGGATATTGGGCCGCCGCCAGGACCGGCGATTTCGTTCTTGTTGACAATCATTCCGAGGAACTTGGCAATATTGTCGAGCGCCTTATCTTGATCGCGCATCTTGATCTCAATGCCATCCTTGGTCTTCTTCACTCCAGCACAGAGGCGGCGTGCAGCCCCGCGAACGCGCCTGGTGTCGGCTACCCTCACTTGCTCTACTCCATCGCCGTGGCAGGCGGGACAGCCTTCGTGCGGAGCTTCATGTGGATTGAACCCGAAGCCACCCGTGGCGAGCGGCGGGATGCGCTTACCGCACGGCTGCTCACATTTACTGCCACAGGTGTGATCCAGACATTGGCGAACCACTTCATCATACTCAAATTGAGTCCATTGATATTGATGATTGATCCCATGACAATGCCGGCAGCACTCAGTCTCAACCCAGATCAGATCGCTCGGATCGGCGCTCGCAATCTCACGCCATTGATTGAGTACCCATTCGACTGTGAGCGCTCTGGCCTTCGCTCTGATCTCGATCTGTTCCTGAATCGCTTCTTGAACTTCTACCTCTTGCAAAAAACGATAGGCCATCATCGGAGCATTCTCAGGCTTCGATCCGGTCCTAATGGCAGCCTGAGTCCCATTAAAATCAACGAGATACTCGACCACAAACGTATTGCGTTCGCTATTCACAGCCACAGAATACGCTCATCGGTGATCAGAGTCAATTCCATACCCCGTTGGGTGCATTCGGGGTTGCTACGGGCAAACCAACGGGCATTCTTTAGAATCAATGCTTTAAGTACAAAATACCCCGATACCCCGTAGTATATAGTCAATAGGTCCAGACCAATTACAGTATTCAAATATTAGTACTAAATATAGATATAGGTTTAGACACAATCTATATCTAAAGTCGATTATTGAAAAACGAGTTCAGCTTCCACACGCTGGAGTTTGGGGCTACGGGCCTCATTTCAGGTAAGCATATTTCGCCTTTTGCTGGCATTTTTCAATTTCCAACGGGGTATGAAATTCTGAGTTTTAAGCTCGAATGTGACT